ACGCAGAGGGTACAGTACTCAGTGCCGAGGCAGAGGCTAAACTCGAGGAACTGTTCGGCAGAGGCAAGAAATAAACACTATGCGAGAAATAACCCTAGAACAAATCAAAGCACTCAAAGACCTCCCGAGGGACGTGCGCAAAAAGGTGTGCAGGAATAACTTCGGGCTTTTTTTGACGTACTACTTCCCCCACTACATCGGCTACAAATTCGCACCATACCACTACGACATGGTGGACGACTGGCACTACCTCATAGACGGGACCATTACCGAACTGGCGTGGATTATGTACCGTGAAAGCGCAAAGACCTCATTCGCAAAAATGGGCTTTTGTTATTTGATAGCCTACGACATAGACCCATACATAAACGCCGACTCGTACGACGGGGACAACGCCGAGCGTTTCCTTTTTGACGTTGCCTTTGAACTGCAGACAAACAAGCGAATCATTGAGGACTTCGGGCAGCTTTACAACACCAAACGTGACCCAAATCAGATCACACAAAAGCAGGTCAAGAACTTCATGACCAACCCAAAGAAAAACGAGGACGGACACATAGTAAAACTAGGGACCCGTGTAGAGGCATACTCAACGGGCGAACCTGTCCGTGGACGTTTGTCAGGGGCAATGCGTCCAGGTTTCCTGGTCCTAGACGACTTCGAAACAAAGAAATCAATCAAATCAGTGGCAACCACCCTGGCGATTAGAGAACACATGCAAGAATTCAAGCTGGGACTCGACTCAAAGCGCATGCGTGTGCTTTACCTGGGAAACTACATCAGCGAATACGCCAACGTCCAAATGCTCATAGACCGTGCAAAGGTGGACCCAATGATACGAGTGCGCATGATACCCGTCCACGATGGCATAACGCCTGCCTGGGACGACAAATACGCCATGGACGACCAAACAGCCGCATTGACGGGAAAAGTCAGCCTAGAGGCAAAGAAACGCCAAATGTGGACCCCTGAGGACGGGGACGCAGACTGGTACGCCGAAATGTTGTGCCAACCAGTAGACGACAGCAAGGCGATATTCAAAAAGGAATACTTCCAGCCGATCACAATGCAGGAAATAGGACAAAAAGGCGTGGTCCATACTTACGTGACGATAGACACCCCGAGCGCAAAGGAGGGGCAGGTGGACTTCAACGACTTTGTTGGCTTTTGTATCAACTACGTGACCCCAAATGCAGACTGGCACTTCAAAGCCTGGCGTGAACACCTGGGACCAAGCGGAATCATTGACGCCATTGTTAAAATCATTCAGGACCTACAGAAAGCAAACGCAAACCTCCAGCGCATAGCATGGGAGGACACAGCGTTCACTCGAGGGCTAGAGATTGCACTCCGCAAGAAACTGCGAGAGCTGCAGATAGCAATAAGCATACACTGGCTAAAACCATCAGGGCGTGCAAAAGAGGACCGCATACGCACAGGACTACTCAACCGATACGAGAGCGGTATGATTTACCACTTGTACACAGACCATAACGAGTGCGCAGACCTAGAAAATGAACTGCTCCGCTTTCCAAATTCAGCACACGACGACTGTTCAGACGCAACAGCATACCAACAAGACATCGTAAGGACCCCAGGAAAAGAGGAAAAGGAGGAGGAACCAGCCAAAAAGACACCCAAAGACCCGTTCCAACGTGTCAAAAAGAGTGCATACGAGGACGACATCGAGGAAATCCACAACCCATACTCCGATATTGAGTAAAAAAACTTGTGCTATGAATTATACACATGCTATAATAAAGACATTACATAACGAAAACCTGCAAAAATTATGAGCAACATTCACTACAAAACAAGAGATGCCCTAGTGGTCCAAGCGAAAAAGGAAATTGACTTCGCATACCGCTACAAAAAGGGTCGCATGTCCTCATGGAACAAAAACGAGGATATGTACTACGGCAAAAAAGACGTGAGCCGTGACACAATGTCGAACGTAGAGATTGGAAAAATGCAGGGATACGTCCACACAATCCTCTCAAAGATAGACAGCCCCCTTATTTTCAAATACTCAAAGGGCGAGGCGTCAGACGCAAAAAAGGTCAAACTCATGAACGCACTTCGTGAGAAAATCAGCAAGGTAGACCGCTGGAACGCAAAGGACCTCCAAGGAAAAAAGCAGGCTGTTATTTACGGTCGTGCTGTTTATTTGTATTACGCAGACGTAGACGACAATAAAGAGTACCGCTCAAACCTCTCACTCATTGACGTCAAAGACTTTCTTATTGACCCCGACGCAGGTGGCGACGACATAGAGAAAGCGCTATACCTCGGCTGGTGGAATACAAAACTATCAAAGCACCAACTGGAGGCAGGGGCTAAAAAAGGAATTTACTACAAAGCAGTGGTAGAGGACCTCATAAAAAACGGCTCAGGTAACTCAAACAAAACAACTGAACAAGACCAGGACAAAAAGAACCGATTCGAGGCATACGCAGGGGTCCGTGAAAGGACAATGCAACGTGAGGACCAATGGAAGTTTTACACTTGGATCACAACCAGCCAAGAGGACGGCGAGAGATACTACATGGTATTTACTCCCGACGGCGACTGTATTCGTTGCGAGAAGTGGGCAGACATGAACAACAAGCGCAAGGATTACCCAATATGGACCTGGGCATGTTTCCCTGACGCATTCGAATTCTGGACACCGTCATATTGTGACTACGCAAGAGAGATATTCCTAGCGCAGGGCAAATCAATCAATCAAATGATTGATAACAGTGACAAAATCAACGACCCACAAACAGCCGTAAACGTGGACTACATCAAGAACCTTTCACAGGTTAAATACAAGAAAGGCGGCAACAATTACATCGAGGTAGAGGGTAACGTGGACGTCAACCGAGTGCTGCAGACAAGAGTAACGCCAGCAATCGACGGACCAGCCAAAGTGTACTCAATCCTTGACGGAATTATTCAGTCAGAGAGTGGAGTAACGGCAGGAACCAAAGGAAACAGCGACGAGGAAACCCTGGGCATTTACGAGGGCAACCTCATGCAAGCAGGCGACCGTTTCGGACTCCTTAACAAGTCATACGCCGACGGATACCTACGCTTTGCAAACCTTTTCAAGTGGGGCATTATGTTCCGACTCAAGAAAAAGACTGCAGTGCGCATTATGGGTCCAATGGGACTAGAAATTGAATACGTAACCGCTCGAGATTTGAAACCTTACCAGGACGACTACGACATCCTAGTCGAATCAAGTGCAGCAGAGGCACAAAGCAACCTCGCCGATCAGAAAAACAAAATCACATTCCTCGGACAGTACAAGGGCGACCAAACAGTCAACCAAAAGGTACTGTTTGAAATCGGTGCAAACGTTGCAGGATTTGACGACGACACAGTACGACGTTTGCTCAACCCTGAATACGGCGAGGCAGAAATACTAAGCGAGGCAGACGAAACATTCCAAAGACTGATAGGCGGACACGACGTCCCAGCATACAAGTACGCCAATACAGCATTTATGCAACGCTTGGTAGACCTATCAGACAAGTACGACCACGAACTCACTCCTGAACAACACAACACCGTGTTTGCTTACATCACAGAAATAGGACCTATTGTCGAAAAGAATATGGCACGGTCCCTCGCTGACGAGGCAAGCAAGGCTGGTGGTATGCCATTAAAGGTCGATACGGGGGCAGGACTAGAGGACCCAAATGCTGCGTCGGGTGCCTTACCCTTAAACCAGCCAGGAGCTGAGGCGCAGCAAGACAATGCACTCAACGGTGCATAATTACAAACCATTTAATTAAAAAACTCATATGAACAACGAAGTAACAATCAAGTACCTACAAAACCCAGCGACAAAAGGCTGGCTATGGAAACTTTACGGCGAGGACGGATCAGTAATCGCTAAGTCAGAAACAGAATTCGCTACAGAGGCGGAGGCTGCAGCAGGTTTCGAGGCATGGCAAAAAGAACCAGCCCCAGCACCTGAAAACCACGAACCAACCGAAGTCAAAACAGAGGACGCACCTGTTGCCCCAGCGCAACCAGTAACTCCCGAGGAGGCTGACGGCGTTATTACCAAGGACGAAATTCAC